TGACTTGCCAAAATGTTCTCATCAATAAAGGCACAGGCGGAAATGCTTTCTCCATCGCGCTTGTAACTGCGGGTTACAACACCACAACGCAGCAGTTTTTGTTTCAGAACAACTACCTCGATAATCCTGCTGGATACTATGATATTTATCCCGGTTATCCTGCAACGCTGGTCAATCTTTCTGGAAATATAAAGATGATCACAGGGGCGACGTTCTCGTGACCTGTAGAGAATGCGAGCGACGGCGGGCTGCCGCTCTTGAGGCCTGGCGAAAGATGGCCGAGAGGATCAGGAGTCATGTTGATTCATTTGGCAGCGGTGGCAGCCGCCGCGATAAGGTTTTTGGCTTGTCACACGCCAGCCGGAACGGACATCTATATCAACCCCGATCAAATATCGTCGATCCGAGAGGTGCGACCGGATTCCAAGGGACATTTCGCCAAGGGGACCAAATGCGTCATTGTGATGACCAACGGTCACACCAACACGGTGATCGAGGATTGCGCGACGATTCACAAGATGCTGCATGATCTGGATGAGGCCGACAGGAAATAGGTCAAGGGAGACTGGGAATGGCTGACATCGTGATCAGTTCGGGCCATGGCAAGCACGTTGGCGGGGCGGCAGAATATCTGATCGAGGTCGATGAGGCCAGGAGGGTCGTCGACAGAGTTGCGGAATTGATGGATAGGCAAGGTTTCGAGGTTGTGGTCTATCACGACAACACCAGCAACACGCAGGACGAGAACCTGCATGCCATCGTAGCGGCACATAACAAGGAAACCAGAAAACTCGACGTCTCAATTCACTTCAATGCGTTCGAGCCGACTACCCAGCCAATGGGAACAGAGGTGCTCTATGTCACCATGGGTGATCTGGCAGCCGACATATCTGATGCGATTGCGGACGCAGGTGAGCTCATAGATCGCGGAGCGAAATACAGATCTGATTTATATTTCTTAAATTACACGCAGGAACCTGCACTGCTGGCAGAAATCTGTTTCGTGGACTCCATGATTGACTCAGAGTTATACCTGCGGAATTTCGATCGCATTTGTGAATCCCTGGCAAAGGCCCTGGGCGCACATATCGGTGAGCCAGAAGAGGCCAGGCGCTTGCCAACTCCAATCCGCAATTTGATTGGCGAGATGGCCATGGAGGCGATGGGGGAGTTTAACTGGCAGGGCCGTGGTCTTGCACCACCAGGCTACACCAAGGGGTTTGCCTGTTCCTATGCCCAGGTCGTAATGAATTACCTGCGGCGGGATTCGGCAGCGCTGCGCATGGCTGAGGCCGAACGGGGCGAGGAAGACACCGACGCCCTGGCTTGGTATGGTGAGGAATTCGAGGATTTGCGAATGGATAATAACCGCTCGGGCTTGGCCACGTTGCGGCATACGTTTGCTTTACTGATGGGGCTTGGTATGAGGGAAAGCAGTGGCAAGTACTGCGAGGGGCGGGATATGTCTGCGGATAATGTGTCTGCGGATACTGCCGAGGCCGGATTATTCCAGATGTCCTGGAACGCCAGCAACGCTAGCGACGAGATCGTGGGCCTTTACGAGAAGTTCTCGGCTCTCGGAGAGAGCGAGTTGTGCCTGCTCAGCACGTACTCCGAAGGAGTCGTCTGTGAGAGCGAGGACTTTGAGTGCTACGGAGAAACTGGCGAGACGGGCTTCAAGTATCAGGAGCTCGCAAAGCAATGTCCGCAGTTCGCGGTCGAGAGTGCGGCGGTTGGTATTAGAGTTTTGCGTCAACATTGGGGTCCGATCAATCGTTACGAGGTTCAGTTGACGGAAGAGGCAGACCAGATGTTGATGGCAGTTCAAGATTTGGTGCTGTCCTTGCCGGAGGCCTTGACCCAATAACGTCCTTCGGACATAAAGCCGAGGGACTTGGCGGTGTCGTCGAGCCGCTTGACCAAACGCTCCCGCACTTCTTGGCATGCGAATGGCCAGCTATTGGAATGCTCGGCCTTGATCAGCATGGTCTTGTACCCAAGATCGCAGGCCGCGCGAACCATGATCGCTTCCCAATATCTACGGATCGGTCGGAAGCGGCAGCGGTTCAAGTGAACGCCGTGAATTTGGCTTACTATCAATCGCCTGCCGATCAAGTCGAACGACATACCGCAGAAGCAGACCTTGTCCAGATAGATTAAAGCTATAAACGAGCCGCCCCAGCACACGCCTTCGAAGTTACGCCATTCCCATCTGCGAAGATTGACTTCGATCTCTGGCTGGTATTTTGGCGTCAGCGTTTCTTGAATACGATCGCGCAGTGTGGTTTTTATTTGTATGGCGTCTCGTAATCGCCACAGCGAAATCGTCCCTTTTATGATTCGATGCAGTCGTTTTGAAAGCGTCATTTCGCCGCCGCATTTTGGTAAACGTGACATTTAAATTTTCCTTTGTTTGGTACTTCTGGGAGCCCTGATCCGCAGCCCCCAAGGGCTCTCAGCGAGGCGGCCAGGGTTGGAGCCTACCCCCCAACCCTGCCTGCTCTCGCTATTGCAGTGGTGTGCCCCACTCATCCAGCACAGCCCGGAAGAAGGTGTAAGCCTCGGAATATCTGGTTGTTATTGTCATAACATCCTCACTGTTGTTACCGAGTTCTATTTCGATGCTGCCATTAGGTTTCAACCTTAGCCTTAATTCTATCGCCTTAGTCTGATGTGGAAATTGCAGTACATTATTTTGCGATGTCACTATTCGATCTCCTCTTCTGGCTGCCGTAAACGCTCCCCCTCAGGTTTCCCCTCGCATCGTAAAATTTGGTCACGCCGCCGGAATAGCTGGTGGCGCTACCTACCGATTTGCCTTTGGCGTCGTAGAACCGCGTGGTCGGGAATTCGTTCCCGACCACGACAGCCCAGTCGCAAAACAGGCAAAGCAGAATTGCCATGCCTGTTCTCATTTTTTATCCTTTGGTGTTATAATGACGAAACTGTCGTCAACCTGTATGGCGCCACCGCCTTGCTTGATCAATTCGTCGACGGATTGCCGGATGGCAGCCTGCTCACCGGCGACGTTCCTGTGCTCCGGCCACTTCCAAAAGACTTTATCGCCGAGGACCTGGATCGGTCGAACCACCACGCCGGACGCGATGCTTTTTTCCACTTCATCGGCATCGCGAAAGAATAGCACGGCAGGAGGCACGTCAAGGTCTATGGTCTCGCCTTCACTATCGGCTGCATACAGCACCGCAGGCCCGGCGAATAGTTGGCCATGGATCGAGAAGTATTTTATTTGATCCTTGGGTTTGAAAAGGCCGTACTCGCCAACCACGATGGCCAGCGTACTATTGTCCTCTTCGCGAGCCAGGGTACCATGATCAACCGCGTGCCGCCTAAGCCCAATCAGGTCATAGACGTCAACCAGATCTGGTCGTTCTATTCGATCCACGCTGGTGGTATCCGGGTTCACTGTAAAGAAAGATGTCATTCTCCTAGCTCCTCTTCGTTGCAGGGTTCATAAGCGTCTGGATGTGGAACGATTGGTGGCAAGCCGTTTGCAATCCTTTTCGGGTTGACCAGATTCACGCAATTCTGGCAAATCGGTTCGCCCTTGTGTGATGGGACCCTTCGTGGGTTGAACGAGAACATCCGGTTGCACCCTAAGCACGATCCCATCGCTATCGCATAACCCATCTTGTTCCTCCTTCTGATCTATCTTTCGCATCAGCCTTGCTACGACGATGTTCTTTAGATTGGTCATTGCAACTCCGGTTCTTCGTTGTCGCCAATGCATTGTGCAGCCCTTTCAGCAGTAGGCATGTGGTTCAGCCAATCTTGTAATCGTTCGAGAAACAGTAATCTTCTTTGAATAATTTTTTGCAGCCGCTCGTAATCGTCTTCTTCATTCATCATAATAGCAGTCCCTTTCTTCGCAGTTCACTTCGCAAGGATGGTTGTTGTCTTCTGGTGTGATTGATACCATGAATCAAAGTCAAAAGTTCCGGTCGACCTTGAATCGTAAAATGAATAAACGAATGCCGCGAACGTTCTTCAACACGCACGTCCTCGCCACCCGCCTTCTCGATAGTTCTGATTGTCTCCCTTAATAGTTTGCGCATGATAACTCCTTGGAGAGCCGCAGGCGGAAAACCTACGGCTCTCCTTTTTGTTTACTTACTGCTCTCGTGGATGCAGTTTTTTGTTGACGTATAACAGATAGGTTTTGTCTTCGTCGATCTCCGACATCTCGGTGCCTTGGGCCACGAACTCAACATAGCCATTCGGTCCCGGGAAATCGAAGCTGACTCTTGCCCTTTGTCATTATCCTTTGGTTCCATCATCATACGCGTAGTTGAGTTTGCCCGAGGATACTTTGCTCATCTCCTTCTGCAGCTCGGCCATACGCTCTATGGTCGCCCTGAGATCATCGTCCCAAAGGTTATGATCCACAATAACCTTGGCATAGTGCTTGATCAGAATTTTACGTTCGCTGTCAGTCATGTGATGCTCCGTTTCAAAATGGGCAGTTTAACGTCATGCCCAGGACGATCATTGCAGCCTCCTCTTGTTAAGATAGCTCTCGAGCTATCAGGCGTTCCCAGAAATCCATCCACTGCTTGGGTGAGATGGAGTCCGGGCGTTGGACGGCTTGCCCGCATATGATCACATGCGAGTAGCCGCATTCGATGGTAGGCTTACCCGTATTGCAGGTGATGGGCTGCCTTGCCGGATGTTGATGCAGTTTCATTTAACTGCTCCCCAATTGGCGCCGGCACCGCTATCGGCTTTCAGCGGCACCAGCAACGTGACGCAGGTCTCCATAATGTTTTTCAGTTCGCCGATTGCCTCGCTTGTCGCCGCAGTTTGCGGATCACTACCATCCAGCTCGTCATGAACGGTCAGGTGCGGAGCGCCAAGAATATCCGATGCAAAAATTCCAGCCTCCCAAGCCTGGGCCATGGCCAGCTTCATGATGTCGGCAGCATCGCCCTGGATGCGGGCGTTCAGAGCCTTGTGGGTAAAAGCCCGCCGGCTGCCTGGCACACGGTGGGGAAAGAACTGGCCGCCACGTTCCCAAATAGTGAAGCGCCGCTTGCGCCCCGACAAGGTAATTATCTCGCCATGCCGATTGGCCGCCTCCATAGCCGCTTCCCGCAGCTTGCCCACGAAGGGAACCCGCCGCAAATATTCCCGGTACATACGCTCGGCCTCGACCTGGCTAACGCCCAGATACACAGCCAGGTTGGTAATGCCAAGCCCGTAGAGGATGCCAAAGTTAATGGACTTGGCGGCCGAGCGTGGCAGGCCGGTAATGGTGGCCACGATGGCATGATAGTCGGTGGTGGCATCGGTTTGATATTGATGGACGACCGTGTCGGCACCGCGTAGTCGCAGTCTGGCGGCATGATGGATCGCCAGCCTGAATTCGATTTGGCTCCAGTCTTTCTTGTGCCAAAGGCAATCCTGATCCGGCAGAAAGATGGACCGACACAATGGCCCGAGTTCCTTGTCCCGGATCGGGATGTTTTGCAAATTGGGATTGGAACTGGAGAACCGCCCCGACACCGTACCGCCCTCGTTGCTGCGCAGCTGATGGAATGAGGTGTGAATGCGTCCGTTGAGATTTCCCTCGAGGATATAACCCTTGATAAACGTGCCTTTGAACTTATCCAGCTTGCGGGCCTCGACAATCAGCTGGCCGGCCGGATGATTGCAGGTGGCCAGCCAGTCTTTACGGAACGATGGCTTCTGCGTCTTCTCGGTTAATGGATAGGATACGCCCACCGCATCGAATATTTGTCGCAAGGATTCCGCAGCCCAGATGTCGGGCTGGTGCCCGGTCAATCGCTTGAGTTCATCCAGGCATTGCACCTGCCTTGCTGCCAACTGCTCATAAGCCTGCTGCGCCTTCTCGAGGTCGACCCGCACGCCGCGTTTCCACATAGCCAGCAAAAGCGGCATCAGCCTGGTTTCCAACATGAAGACGTCCCAGAGTCCCTGCCGTTCTAGCTCGGGACGCTGCAGGGCAAAGATGCGCAACGGCAGGTCGACGTCGGATTCGGCGTAGGGTCCGACCACGCTGGCCGGTGCCCGGTAGATGTTACCCTTCAGATTGTTCTCGTTGCCAAAAGCTCGAAGCATCCACGCCATCATCGCATTCTCGCGTTTGCCTTCGCCCAGCCAATCGGTGGCAATGGATTGCAAGGAATAGGACAGCTTGGTTTCGTCCAATAGCGGCTCGGCGATCTGCACGTCATAGAATGGACCGGTCACCGGTATGCCGGCGGCATCGAAGTAGGCCAGGTCATAGAGCAGATTAGCGCCGACCTTGGGAACCTCACGTTTCAGTTCCCGACGCAGCCAGGTGAACACCTGCTCCTTGTCCAGGTTTTCCCCGGTCTCATGGGCGACCGGATAGTAGCGACGGAAGCCAGCCTCGGTACCGACAGCCACACCACAGATGTAGCCGTCCCGGTTGGCACCAGGCCCACGGATGCGCAAATCCGGGTCCTTGGTTTCCACGTCGATGGCGATCATGCCTTGGCCTTCCAGCGAAGGAAACTCCGTCGGCATGGTCCAATCGGTGTTCGGAATGTGCGGCAGTGGTCGTGGTCCGCTATAGGATTGCCGGCCGATATATTCCGGGATGTCCTCCCACCATAGGCCGACGGCATCGCCCCGCAGTTTCATGTTATCTCCCACATAATAAAGACGCCAAGCACGACAACGCCTGCCGCCATGCTAACGATTAGAAAAAACTCGAGCTCAGTCATGGCACCTCTAACCACTCAGTCATAACCGACAACCTTGTGCAGTTGGATACCGGCAATCACGTTGTACTTGATGGCCAGTTCAACGACGGCACGCTGATTGTTTTCGTTGGCCTCGAGGGCGTATTCATCCATTGGTGAGAGATAAACCGGCGCCCCTGGTCGCGGTGGGGCCAACTGCGACGGTCGCACGTCGGGTTGCGTGGCCATAGTCGGCAGGTAAGTGCCTTCGGTGATGTATTTGCGGGAGATCACATACTTGAAAGCGTGGGAGAGCTCATAAGCGTTCTCGTTGATGGTTGGGGTCTTTGGTGAGCAAACCACGTCGGCGAAGTTCTCAATACCGTTGATCCATAGCGAGCCCGCGGTTTCTATTTGCACCAAGAAGCCAAGCTCTTTGAGCAGACTACATAGCGGCAAGATATTTTGTCGCATGGGTTCACCGCCAGTGATCACCACCATGCGAGCGGCTTGGCGCACATCCATAATGGCTTGCACAATCTCCGATAGCTCAAAGGTCGGGTTCTCCGGGTCGTCGAACTTGGTATCACAAAACCAGCACCGTAAATTGCAGCCATGTAGTCGTAGGAAAACGGCAGCTCTTCCCATGTAGGGGCCTTCGCCCTGGATGGTCAGGAACGGACTGCCTTTGACGACGCGCAGGCTTCGACCGTCGCTGCGCACCTTACCTTCAATGCGATTTTGGCCGAACATTATTTTTTTCTCCTCTGACTTTCCATACGTCGATATATTGACAGGCGTGCTTGTGCATCGCATCCAGAACGAAGCGTTGGATGGTTGGTTTTTCCGAACAGCGCATGGCGTGCCGACCTGCCAGCAGCTCGATGATCATCTGTTGGGTAACCGGATCAGTTGTCTCCTTGTTCAATGCATCGCTTAACCGGTTGACGCTGGTAATCACTTTGCTGGCGACCTTCATACTATCCCCTTTCTCAAAGCAGAATTAACGCTAAACAACCAGCCCAAAACAGCAGTCCCAACAGCATGACACAACGCATGGCACATAGGATGCCGATTGCGGGGTCAAGATCGTTCTCTGTCATTATGCTTTCCTCCCCACAACAAACCCACAGATCCGCTTGCTTTTGAATGGCGCTGGTTTTGGCCAGGCATCTGGCGACCAGGACTCTGCCACCTTAATTGCCGGTGCCAGGAAGGAGGCGCCCCAGATCGAACACTCGGCATCTTTGGGCACGGTGCATTTAATATCATCTGCCGAGATTTCGGCTTGCTTAAATCGCGAGACGATGCGGTCGCCATAAATCAGGATCGTGTCCTCTGCCAGTTCGGCTACCTCGAGAAATACCTGACGGAAGTTCTCGGTCACGGTCATCGTAGTTTTCGCATGGACAGCCTCCCGAACCATGGAAGCGGCTCGCTCTGGGAACCTCCCAACAACCAACACACTGCGCATCCAAGCCTCATTGTGCCATTGGAACGCCACGCAATGTTCGGTCCAGGCCCACGCCTTTAGCCCTGGCTTGCGAGCCAGCACAAAGTCCACGGCCCAGACTGGTAGTAGAGCCATCATGCCTGCAGGCATGCCCGGCACCAAGCAGCCTGCAATGGCAACATTGTTAGTGGCGTAGGCCCAATCCTGTTCCAGCGCAATGCAGGTGGCCCAAGCCTGCAGGGCGTTGTCCGAAACAAAGGGCCGCAGCTCGGCCAGGGCCTCGAGCAAACCATCGGGGATTGGTTGCCAATCGATGTTCTCAACACCGGGATAGGACCAGCGATCGAGGTTCAGGGTCTTGATAGTACCGGAGAAGCGGCCGCTGCGCAATTGGATCGCATTCTCCATTGGAGTAATCTTGATATCACCGGTTAGGCGCTGTACGACCTTTTCAAATTCCTCACCTGGCACTAGCACGTCGCAGCCGGTCTCCATGGGATGGCCGGCCGTCAGCTTGCCATTGGTTGCCTTGATTTCACTGTTGTCGATTTTGTAGAAGGTGTTCTCCTCGATGATGCCGCGGGTGGCGATGGCGCCTTTGATCCAGTCCAGAGCCTCACGCATCCGTATGCCTCCACCCTTTGCTGCGCCAACGCCAATCCATCATTCTTGCTAGCAATGCACCAGTTTCGGCACCGCCGATATAATCGGCGCCTGAGTCCTTATGTTTTTTCTTGAACTCTTTTATGTCGACCGACCCTACATCGAACTCTACCGCTGCGGGATGGTCACGGAACGGAACGGTGATCTTGATCTTGTAGCCGGCCCAATCAAATTCCCTGGCGCCGCGGAAGTGGAATTTGATTTCCTGTTCATGGCCGTCGGCATAATGCCTGGTATGAGCGCGGACTATATGGAAAATCCGTTCCCTGCCGCCGTGGTCGTTTAGCTTGATGTCACGGTCCTGGAAGAAATATGGCGTCTTGTCGATGTTGACACTGAAGACCGCGGTGGTATCGCCCTTGGTTGCGGCTACTCGAATCATCGAATAGTTCGAGAGCTCCATGCTCTGCACGGTTTCGCAAAACAAGTTGCGAATGCTTCTGCAGCCATCTTCCAATGATTCATAATCTTCTTTTGAGACCGGATAAAAGAAGCCTCTGTCCGGTATTTTGAACCACGAGTGCTTGCGCTTGCTATGGATGCTCTTAAACATGGTCTTTTGCATACGCAACAATCTTACCTGCTCGCCATCCTTGCTGATAAAGAGTGCATATTCCTGAGGGCGGCCAAATTTCCATCTCGGCTCGTGTGGCCGATCCCACCAAACAGAAAGTTGGTAGACATCGCCACCGCAAGTTGCCTCAACTTTGGGAGGCGGCAGCTCCCATTTGCAGAATGACATAAACTTTGGCACGATGATCCATTTGCCGGAATGTTTTTTGCGTTCCTCTTCGCTCCAATGCAGTTCCCAGGACTCCGCTTGTGGATCACAACCATAGGCAAAGCACCCGAACGAAGGACGATGCTGCTTGAACCAGGGCGGCAGCGGTACGAGATCTTTCTTTACCTTGATCTTGTCCGTATATTTTGGCTTATAGCCCCAACCATGTTCACGGCCAAGAGCCGCATAAGGAAGTAATGTTGCGCCGACACGTTTGTAAAATTCGTAATCGTCCGGTGCTTTCTTCTTCATGCGAGCGAGGTACACAAAATAACGATCCAACTGATCGAGGATGGTATCGCGGAAATTGAACTCGCCGTAAAGTTCTTCTTCGGTATACAACACCTCCTCGCCATCGCTGTGATGTTTGTCCTTAAAGGTGAAATTTGCCAGTGTGGGATCAGGCTCATCGTCTTCGATCGGCTGACGCGGTTGCGGCTTGGCTCTTGGTTTGGAAGATGCATGAACCGCGGGCACATAGTCCGCTGGTTCCTTTGGCGTGACAAACTTGTCCTTACGGCGGCGTGCCCGCTCCAGGGCCGCTATGGTGCGGCGATGCTGACGGTTGAGTTTTGGTTGCGGCTCAGGTGTGGCGACCTCGTAGCAATGCCCGAAGACGTCGTCGTCGATTTGCTTGTGCTTGGGCTCCGGGACCGGTTGCTTCGGCAGAACCGGTTCCCGGATAAAGCGCCCGAGCAGACGCTTTATCCAGTTAAACATGCAGACCCCTCTTACTTCTTCAGTTCAGGATAACGGTGCCAGGCGTGCATACCACGCTTGATGCCGTCCTTGGCGGTGAACCAGAGCATTTGCTCACCTGGCTGGATCAAGCCGCGGCACTTGGTACAGGTACCGAGCCGAGACGACTCCATTAGCATGCCGATATCTTCGTCTTCGTCGATAGACTCAGGCTCGGCAGCCGACTGCATTGGCGGCTTATGGTTGTTCTGGTAGATGTGCTCCGAAAGCACGTTGCGCATCTCGGTTGCCGGCGTGTCTCGACCGGTCCGATCTTGGTAGGCTTTCCATAACCACTCAGGTATATCAATCGTATGACGCTCGGACATTTCACTCTCTCCTCTCTCTAGAACAGCGTTTCTTGCATTCGCAAAACCCTGCTGGCACGCTGTTCGGAAGCCCGCAGGTAATAGTCCATATTCAATACACGCCGCAGCCCGTAGGACTTGGCCAGTGCCTCCGGCGTGTAGGCCAACTCGGTTCCCATATCATTCTTGAAGTCATGGCGCAGAGCCTCGTCGGCGATCCATAGTCGCTCACGCTCCAACACCTCGAGGCGTTCTCGTATTCGTTCTTTCTCCGCTGGCTTCAAACTCCAAAAATGCGTCGACTCCATATTGTAGCGGCTGGAGGCATGTTCCGAAAAATTAATACGCCAAGGTTGCCGGCGATGCGGTAGGTCTATTGGACAGATACCAAAGCCCGATGCCAACACCCACGCCGTGGAGTCTACCGAATACCAGGGATAGGCGAACATCAATTCCTCGGTGGTCAAGCCGAAACCATGCACCTTGATCTTGGGAGTGCCGTCGGCATTGGCCAGATATTTTGGCCAGATCTTATCCAGATGCTCGCGTAGGCTTGGCACGTTCTCTGGCACCATGCCACCAATAAAGATGTAGTCGTAGCCTTCGTCCATATACCTGCGCAACCAATCGACGTCGTCTCGCACGTGGTAGACCGGTTGCACACAGCCAGGCCCAGCCAGGTTCTCGAGTTTCTTCTGGTTGTCGTAGGTCGCTTGCTCCTGGCCGGCGCCGATCACGTCCACATTGGAGGCTACGTGATAGGTTTCCTTGTAGCTCTTAAGGAACCTTGCATAGCGATCGATGTCCAGCTTGACATCCATTGTGAAGGCCGAGAACGCACCAGAGTCCAGGAACACGTCGCGCTTGTGACGCTGGATACTCTCCAGCATTTGCCGGTCCATGTAGTGAAACGATTCCAGGATATGGGGATAGATGTAATTGGCGCCGGTGATGCGTTGATGTACGGAGAACGACCGGTCGTGCTTGGCTGTTTGGTAGAATGCCGCCATGTAGATTCGCATTAGAGGTTATCCCTCTCCGCCAGCGCACACAAGTCGAGAAATTCCTTGCGTGCTGCCGACTTCTCCAACAATGCCCCGCGCATCGCCGAGGTGGTTGTCACCGAGCCCTGTATTTTAACGCCGCGGGTTTCCATGCAACCGTGCGAGGCGCGAATTAAAACACCAACACCAATCGGGCACAAGTGTTTAACCAGGGCGTCGGCTATTTGCACGGTGGCTCGCTCCTGTACCTGTAACCTACGGCCAAAGCAGTCCACCAGCCGTGCCAGCTTGGATAGGCCTACCAGTTTGCCATTGGGGATATAGCCAACATGGGCGATGCCGATGATGGGGGCGAGATGGTGCTCGCAATAACTGAAGAAGGGAATGTTGTGGACGATCACCATCTCGTCGGCACCCTCGGCACCGTCCTCGAAGGTTTTTAGTATGTCAGCCGGGTCCATGCTGTAGCCAATGGCCCACTCTTTCCAGGCATTGATAACCCGCCGCGGAGTTTCCAGCAAACCTGGGCGGTTCGGGTTATCCCCGATCACCTTCAGCAATAGGTAAATCAGGGCCTCGTCTTTGGTGATGTGCTTGGTGTCCAGATCCTCTTCATTATACATTGGCTAACTCCATGCAGGCTTCCATTAGCGTCGGGTAAATCTTGGGAACGTGGGCTACCAGCCAGGGGCTCTCCAGGCCATCGACCTGGCGTGCCCAACCGATGATAGGCACGCGCTCACGTTTGGCAAATGCCAGTTCCATGGCCGTCCCCCAACTTGGCGCCTGCACGTTGGCGATTAGGGCGTCGCAACCGCGGATCAAACCATAATCAAGGTTTACGAGTTCAGACGGGAGCAGCTTCCCAACCTCGAAGTCAAAAGGGTCGACTGCCGTCCAACCTTTCGGCAGCATTTCCTTTGCCGCCAGGCGCCACGGTCTGGCATCGGGATTTTTGTAGATGGAGCCGGCAAGATAAACTCGTTTCATTTGTCACCTTCGTAGATTGCCGAGTTGGCGCCATGCTCGCGAACCTCGACGCTGCGTAGGCGAACGCGTGGTGCGTAGCCATTGTCCTTCAACCAAACCTCGGCTGCACCAAATATCATTTCGGCGAAGGCTTCACATCCTGTTGCCGGCACAAGGATGACACGAGCCAGGCCAAGCCGGTTCAGTTCCATGAATTGCTCTTTGGCTGGATCGTCCTCGGCCACCAGCAGACGGTGATCGAAGGTGAGCTCGAGCCAGCCCTTCAGCGATTTCAAACTGCCGAAATCAACGACCCAATTGCGGACATCCAATTCGTCGGCGGCGAACTCGAGCCGCACAGCCAGGGCGTAGCCGTGCAGGTACTTGCAATGGGAGTCGGCCTTGTGCTGTCGGAAGCAGGCGGAGAGGCCGATGTCATGGCCGTAGGTTTTGGTTGAGATGTACATGGTTCCTGCCTTTGGAAAAACGGCGGTATTAGGGTAGGGGTGACCCCGACCTCAGGATCGGGGGGATTTGGTGAGATTTAAAGGGGTATTTGCTGGGGATAGGGTGCGCCGTGGGAGGCGTGGCAGGGGTGCCCGGTCCTACCCCCCACCCCCGAGCGCCTGCCGCTGCAGGGCCACGTAATTGGAGGTTGCCGGGAGGTCCATAAGACCTTCCTGCCAGGCCCGAACGACCAGGGGATCGGGCTCACCTGCCTCGAGGAAGCCCTGCGCCCGTAGCACGCTGGCATGGTCGCGGGAGGTGGGTGGGTAGCTGCCATCATAGGCGGTGTGCGAATAGGCCAGGGCATCCCAGCACCCCGGCAGGGTCCTGGCCAGCCGCACGGTGTCGGCCTTACTCTTCCACATCAGCGGCGTGTGGATGATAAAGGCGTTCTCGCCCGTCACTGGATTGCCCAATGCCCGGTTGATGGTGGTCTCCATGCTGCGTATGAAGACCTCACGACAGTCCGGATAGTTGGCGTTGTCCATCTGGCACACGCCGGTCACCAGCGAATTGGCGCCAAGAGCCACGGCCCGATTGGCGGCAAACGTCAGGAACACAGCATTGCGCATCGGCACAAACGTCTTCTCGACACGGTCGCCGATGATTTTATCCATCTCGGAATACGAGCTGTAGGTCTCCAGCTCGGCATCCATCTCGGTCAGCGGCGAGTCGGACAACAGGTTCGGTCCGAGCTCAATAACCTCGTGCAGCTCAACATCTGCGCCTTCACAGATGATCTCGGCAGCGGACACCTCGGCCTTGTGCCGCTGACCATAATCGAAGGTGACCGCAGCAATGTGCTCCGGTCCCGAGAAGTGGTGCAATGCCCAATAAAGGCAGGTGGTGGAATCCTGGCCACCGGACAGGATGACGACGGTTTCGATTTGAGTCATGTGCAGTCCTTTTGGTTAGCAGTTTTTCGCTCTTCGGGTTCCTGGCTCGCTTCGGATCAACGATACTCTCTGTTGCCGCGGCTCGCTCGGCAGGCGCGATACTCTCCCCTATTTCGGCTCGCTCAGTGGCGACGATACTCTCTGTCGCAACGGCTCGCTCCGTGGTGGCGATACTCTCTCGACCAACGGCTCGCTCACGATAGTCGATACTCTCATCAACTTGCGGCTCGCTCCGGGTCTTCGATACTCTCTCGCGTGACGGCTCGCTCCATATCAACGATACTCTCCTTGTCAACGGCTCGCTCCTAGGCCAAGATACTCTCCTCTCTTTCGGCTCGCTCTGAGATTGCGATACTCTCAACCCTTTACGGCTCGCTCCGGGCCAGCGATACTCTCTCCGGGCGCGGCTCACTCGGTGGTGGCGATACTCTCCTCTCCCGCGGCTCGCTCCTTGCCAGCGATACTCTCGTGCGCAGCGGCTCGCTCCTTGACGGCGATACTCTCAGCTTCTACGGCTCGCTCTCCTGATCCGATACTCTCGGTTCCCACGGCTCACTCGGGGCTTGCGATACTCTCCCGGTTTCCGATTTAGAACGCTTTACGGTCTCGTCGTTTCTTCGTGGCCTCCTTTGATCTTTTTCTCGACTTTCTTGATCGCTTCCTTCGTCCAATATTGGGACACCGTCTGGCCGGGCTTCATCGGCTCAGCCAATGTTTCATAGATTTGGGCATTGACGATGTGTCCGCGTGACAAACGGCGCTCGCGCTCGGCTTCCTGTAGCAGGGCTTCACGCGTGTAGTTCTGGATATCGATGTCGCCGATCATCCAGCCGTCGCTACCGAACAGTTTCTTGGTATTGGCCAGCAATTTTTCCTTGGCCTTTTTTGGTAGTCCGAAGCTTGTATTGGCCTTATCCTCCGAAGTGACCGGCTGCAGTCCGATGTCCCGCCGGATTTCCCGTCTGCGCAGTGAACGGGCGCGAGCTTTCATGTGTTCGAGTCCGACGATGAGGACATAGGTGGCGACGGCACGAGAGCCTTGATAGATTTCTTCCGCCGCAGCCGCGACATCACCGTCGAATTTGCTCAGAATCTTTTCAACTTTTTCTTTCATTTTCAGCATTGCTTTCTCTCCTGTTAGGAGTGTTGGGAATTAAAAATCGCTCGAGGTCCGGCTCGCTCGGTCGGTTCGATACTCTCTGTGGTGGCGGCTCGCTCTTGCGTCACGATACTCTCCTGCTGCCCGGCTCGCTCGTGCGCCTCGGCACTCTCTCAACTCTCGGCTCGCTCTCGAGGCTCGGTACTCTCACCCCCGCCGACTTTATTCCGCAGCCTGCCTCCTCCCGTAGTAGGCCTCAACGAAACCAGGAAACATCTCCGCATGCGGGACCATCACTTCATGGGCATGGCCGAGAACGGCAATGGCGAATGGTTTCGGCGGCGCTTTATTGTAGTGCGTCCAATACATCACCGAGTGAAGATGCGAGAGAAATATTTTCGCCGTGATGTTGCAGGCTTGCCGGTCCAGATTGCCATCCGGCAACTTGCCTTCCTTCAGCGTCTTCTTTACGTTCGCGGATTTCGTGGTGTAGATTTTGGCGCGCTCCGCATAAGCGCCGGCCTCGTTGCGTTTGACCAGCAATTCCTTGCGCGCCTTATAGAACTTTCCGTAGAATGAATCAGGATGATTCGAAGTCCGCTTGATGCATTCGCCAAAATGAAAGCAAAGCTGCTTGACGTCCGCGCTCCATGGCCTCTTTTCGCCAGCCTCCCATTTCTGCGCGCCGCCGGTTAGACCGGCAAATGCCCAGAAACCACCGGCCGTCTCGGTCTGGGTCACATCAAGATGGGCGAGAAAACCGGCCGCCAGAACCGGGCCGACACCGATATGGGAGAGCATCCATTGACCGATTGGATTGACTTCGGCAAACTTCAGCAACAGGCTTTGCACCCTGGTTTCCATGATCGAGTTGGCGTTGCCCGTCCATTCCAGCAGTTTCTCAAGCTCGCTGGCCCGCTCGCCAAGATGCCTGAGCTGCATGTCGGTACGTTTTCTTGCCTCCTGTGCGGTGTAGTAGTTTGCGACGAGAAATCTCGCGGCCGGGTTTGACAGGTTTTTTGCTTCGAGAACGAGTTCTTTCGAAAGCTTTGGCATTTCCGATGCACGTTTCATGGTACTTTCCTTTTGGTTAAAAAAAGGGCAGTTTCCGGACATGCCCAGGTCCACGCGGCACTAAGCTCCAGGCACGAATGCCTTGATCAGCAGCACACCGGTCAGGATTGCGTTGATCCCAACCAGCCATTCCAGGATAGTGGTCCTAACTATCATCGTCTTAGTATCTCCTCTATCTCGTGTTCCACTGCCTCGTAGCCCAACTGATGTACGGTCTTGATCGGCGGGGAAGGCATGTAGATCACCTGCGGTTGTTGCTTGTCGTAGTTAACCAGTGCCCAAACCAGGCAGCCGACCCATCCGATCACGGTCCATCCAGTAAACAGATTGAGAAAGACGATGGTTCCGTAATGCGGATGCTTGCGCGAGTGCGCAATTATCGACGGCAGGAAGTAGAGCATCAAGAAGGCGAGAACGAGAAGCAGTGTGGTTACCAGAAGCACGGTGCCCATCACCACCTCCACGCAATTAACGCAACGCAGGCCTCCAGCGGGTTGTCGATTACGTGGGTAATGAAGGTCACGCCTTCCTCCCCTTCTTGGTCAGCTCAAACCCGCGAGAGGTAGCCGCGATTAAACCACTGCTAACCAGACGTTCCACCAACACACCGGTGCTGTGGCTGGAGTAATTGTTTTGAGTCAGCAGGGAACTGATGGCTGCCCGTGACATCGGTTGCCTGGCTGTTCGCAAGGCACCCAACACCACGCCACGCATGCCGGAACCGTTTCCCACCGGTTGGCCTCGGCGATGCTGCCGCACCACGACGTTACCGCGAAGCGGTCGTAATGTCGGCGGATCAAAAGGCAGATCGGGCGACGGATCTGCTGCTGCCGGCCCAGGCACGTAGGTTGATGCCAGACACCAGAGTTCCAGGAATTCTTTTTGTAGCCATCGGTCTTGTCGATGCCGCTGGCGAATATGTTGTTCGAAAGTTTCGAAAGCGGCTTCAAGCGGCGTAACGTAGCCACCTTCATCAAAGTTAGTAGGCATGTGAGACTCTCCCGGTGCGGAATGCACCATTAAGCCCACCGCGTGCGATGGGCTCGGTGTTGCATTTACAGGGAATACACCGTCCCGCGCTTCGGGTCGGTGCGCTTGGTGGCCTTCTGCCGTGAGGTTTGCACCCGCACGGTTGATTGCATGGAGTCGCGCTTACGGTCGGGGAACAGCTTGGCCAGGGCGTTGACCATCTCCTCAATCGAGGCCCCGTCCTTGGCCGACATCAGTTCAGTAATGGTTCCGATGATGCCAGGCTTGCCACCCTGCCGCGGCCCATTGGACTTGGCCTTTTTGTCACCCTTCAGTTTTTTGGCCTTGTTGCCAGGTGCCTGCTTGGGTTGTGGCTCCTCCACCACGTCGGGCTTGGGTAAGGGATTGTCGGTTTCCACATTCCACTCCCGCACGTAACCATCGGCCGAGTCATGGACGATGATCTTCTTGACGCTGCCCTTGGCACAGCGATGAAAAGAGAACCCCATCTTGCCCAGGAGTTGTACCTGCTCGGTTCCTGCCGGCACCGAGGTGACGCCTCGTTGTATGATCGCACCATCGGCATCGTATGGCACGACTTTCCACTTTGCAGCCATTTGCATTTCCTCTGGTAACGGGACAAATTTATTGTGGATTGAATCCCAGCGATATTTTGAAAGATCGTATTTGGGAGCCGCCTTGCGCTCCTGTGATGCTTTCAGCTTGGCCAGGCGTATTCGTGTCTTCTCCTTTCTGGCTTGCTCACGCAAGTCCTGTTCCCGCAGCACCCCGGGGTCCACCGTTTTGGGTGGTGACTGCCAGGCGGACATTGGTGGTGCCGGATCGATCGGTTGTCGCTTGCGCAGTTCAAAGATTTCGATCGGGTAGCCGTCCTCAATCATCATGCGCTGGGCATCGGACAGACCCAACGCCGTTATTCGTTGTTCGACTGTTGCCATTCTACCTCCTTGTCTGTTTGAGTTGAAACGTGGCGGGGTGTGGTCCGCTTTGCTTGGATTGCATCACGGTTAGCTTCTCGCCATTGTGGTGCAGTTTACGATTCAGGCTGCGCACGGTACTGATCACCGAACTGCGGGCGTTGAACGGAGTGCCGCCCCTGGTCTTGTAGTACTTGGTCGACAGGTCGAGGCTGGAAATAGGCTGCTTTTCGGCTCGCAATATCGCCAGCATCAGGCTTTCGCCCTCGGATAGCTTTACGGGTTTTATCATGGAGGTTTCCATTTCATGGCTGTGTGGGTCCTAGCTTTTAGGCGTGAGCATTTGATCCTTCAATTGCTCGCCATCCTCGGCACACCGCTTGAAGGTTGCACGGCATAGTTTGGCCAGGTCGGTATGCCAGTGCCCCATGTTGTTGAGGATATAGAGCGACTGCGCCTTGACGTAGTCCTGACCGACCATGGTCATGCCGGCCTTGGCGTAGGCCTGGGCATAGCCATCCGGGCAGTACATAAAGGTCAGTTCGCAGGCCTCATGGAAGGTTAGTTGCTTGGTGGACATGAGTTCTCCAAAAAGGTTGAGGGGACTGGCAACCGGCCAGCCCCCTCGAATTAGTTCCTAGGTTTGTGAGTGAGACACTTACTTGGCAGCGCGTCCGTCCCTCTCGAAATTGGTTCGATTCTTGGCCATCAGGTAGAGCTGCTTCGTCGCAGTGAACTTGTTGACCTGGGCCTTAACAGCTGCTGCCTTAGCCTCGGCAACATTCCATTTGTGCTTCTGCAATAAGGTCAGAAGCTTCTCGCGTATCGAATCTTCGCCAGGCTTAACGTAGCGCTCACGTGCACCATTGGCGGCCGTCTTCTTGGCGGCCGTCTTCTTGGCAGCAGGCGAACGACGGGCAGTGGTCTTCTTGGCAGCTTTCTTCGTAGACATGGTTTTGGTTCCTTTTAGGGTTAGCCCTGGCTCGTCTGAGTCAGGTACTGGTTGAGTACTGCACGTTGCTGCAGGTACGACCCGCAGGCAAAGTGCACCTTGGTTATCAGCTCCGGGTACATGATTCCGGTGATGTACAGGCTGAAGAGTTTGTACAATTCACCCCCAAGAACTATCACCTTGTCGAATTGCTTGGTCAACTCGGCAAAGGCATTCAATTGCTCATGGTCGTTGATGATTGCGAGCAACCGGTCCTCGTCCATCAGCCGATCGTAAGGCACGATCCTGGCTCCGGGCGGTAAGAAGCCATGTTCGGCGGACAACACCGCAACACGGTCGGCGGGCCAATGCTTCTTCACCTGCTTCCACATCGGCCCGTCATAAACGTCGAAGAAGGGTGTAGGTTCGGTGACGCCCAGCTTCACTTGCGAGCAGGACATCACCAACAGCACTTTAGGTTCAATCATCAGATCCCCCATTGTCGGAACGCGGTTTTACTTTTCTTCTTTTGCAGTTCAAAGCATTCCTTTGGTTGCGCACTCCGGACCAATCCCGGAGGCAATGGATTCAGGCACGGTCAATTTCCTGGCACAGCGGCAGCACCGACCCTCGTGCCAGATTTCAAGTTGCTCGAGGTCAGCACCTTGCACCAGACGCTTGTGTGCCCAGGCAAACGCCTTGGCCGAGGGAGCGTCCTGGCCAATCTTGGCCTTGGCACCACCATGGAAGTAGACACCGCGTTTGATGTAGCCAAGATAACGGTAGGAGTTCTCGTTGTCCTGGCCGGTCAACACCTGCACGAAGCGGATGTCCTTGGACACGTCGCGGATGGCGTTGGTGCCTTCCTTACCCTCGTGGTGAGGCGCCTGCACACGGTAGGTGAACCGTGTCCCGGTCTTCTTGGACACCAGGGTGACGGTAGCATTACCCGCCATGATAAAGGCCAGCGACTTGTCGACAGGCAACGAGCGGCGGTTATCCTCATCTGCCAAAGCAACCTCCGGTTCACCAAACACGGCACTGGTAGGTTGTGGCTTTTGGGCCTCAGCCCATGTGCGCCACTGGTTGATCGCCTTGGCACGTTTGGGAGCAGCCTCGGGAAGAATGTCGTCGAGCGGGTCGTTCAAACCCGCCCGAGACTCGGTGACGCTTAATTTACGGTTACGCACGGTTAAGACCTTTCATTTGTTGTTCGACCCACGCGTTGATCTCGTCGATCTGTGCGGCGTAGTCCTCTTCGGTCAAGTCGCCGGCCAGGTACTTGCGGTCGGCGCGATCCATCATGCGCTCGGCGTAACGTTCGATTTGGTCTTCGGTGGAATAGGCTAGCGGTTGCATTTGAATCTCCAGATGGGGAATTCCATCCACCCACCGCGCCATCATCTATGGCAATGGGACGGCGGAGAGCTGGAATGAGTCGGCCTTGGCATCGGCGGTCGGCACCTCGTTCCCTGGCTATGGGGATCGGTTGGGAGGGCGTGGACCGGTTGCAAAGGCCATCATCGTTCTGGCGTTTGGTTTGGTAATTTGATTTTGGTTCGCTGGCCGGCGTTGCTATCCGCCGGTTTGCGAAGTGACCGGGTTGCCACTGGTGCCCGGACTCACCGGATCAGCCATTGGTGCCCTGCTCAATTTGTGCATCCTGGCGACGGGGCGACTATTAAAGGGTGAGGTCGTAGCGGCTTGGCGCTGCTCACACGCACGGCGGGGCGGGGGCTGATCCGGGGTTTCTCGACGGACCCGTTACAGTCCGCCTTTACTTGTACCCGCCACTAGCTACCGTATCCTCATCGGCATCGGCCTCACCGTGGCTGGCGCCCCCTGTTGCTATGCCGTGGGTAGGGGGAACCCGTGGGCCGCAAACCCAGCGGCCAATATGAAAGGTAGGATAAAAAAGTGTAAATGTCAACGGTAGGAAATTACCGTAGACACAACCCGGTTCAAATTTTACAACTTTAAGGAAATGACACAAACGCCTTGTACCTTGGTACAGGTTTAGGGTAGCGAGGCTACCCAATATCATTTTAAAAACCGCCTTGTGCTTTATGCTGCCAGGTTTAACGTACCGACCCCTCACAAACAACAACGGGGATCATCATCACGGTAATTGGTTCGCTAGCAGTCGACCCGTCTTCGCCTCGAGACGGGTCAGGCAAGAAAATCCTAGTATGGCCTGTGAGCGATTGAGCTGGCGAGGTAACCTCGAGGTGGAGGCCAATAAACGCGGCGGTGCTTCGGGCGGCGGGCCTAGCGAGCATCATATACAAGTCCAACTGGTCGGTCTGTTACCTGCACTCTTAAAACCGGGAATCGTTTGCCTGGCCATTCCCAATGGCGGGGCACGGCATCCCATTGTCGGCCGCAAACTCAAAGCCGAGGGCCTGTTGCCAGGCTCGCCGGACCTTGTGTTTGCGTTGCCCGAGGGGCGCTCCTTCTGGCTGGAACTCAAAAAGGGTAATGGCGCCTTGTCGGACGCCCAGGTGGGAATGCATGCGCGGTTAAGGAGGAACAACCACGACGTCGGCGTGGCCCATTCGGTGGAAGAGGCCCTGGCGTTGCTCAAGAAACGGGATCTGCTACGTGGGCAATCCATTCGAGGATCTGATTTGGGAGACCAGGGGACGACGGGTTAAGCCCAAGACCGTTCGCGCACCCATGGTGCCCGGTCCCGCCGAGAAGGCGCAGATCGAACGCACCGCACAATTAAAACTGTATCGCATCTGGAAGGGGCAAATCCGCCAAGGTTTGCTGGATGGTGAATTTGCGCCGGAGATCGTCCAATTGCTGCGGTTACTGCGCAGGCTGCCCGAACCGGATGTGCTGATGCGTTTTGTCGAGGGCGCTACCTGGCTCCGCAACGGCAGCCAGGTGATGCGCTACGCGGCACTGGATTACATCGACCATAGCCTGATGCGTTGGCGAATCCGGCAAGGCCTGCCGCCGTTCGATGATGGCTTGCCGACCGAGCCGGATACGCCGTTTGTGACCATACGAAAAATGCTGGCCAGAGAGGAGGTGATGGAGAATGCAAGCCGAGCTAAAGCAGCTGCGTCGAGATTTGATCTGGACGATGGTGAAGCTGAGGGCTGGGACGCTGGAACCCGGCACGAGGAAAAAACTCGAAGTGCTAAAATATCAACTCGAGCAAAAAATCAATCTGATCTCAAAGGGCAAAGCAAATGATAAAAGACATATTCGCAGAGTACGTTAAGGAAATGGATACCGTCTGGGCGCAGACCGATCGCTCCAAGACGGTTGGCGCCTCGGAAATTGGCCAATGCGCTCGCAAGGTGTTTTGGACCAAGCATGAGGGCGACGGCAAAGGAGCCAAACGCGACGAGGATTTTACCGATCAGTGGGGTGCACGGATTCGCGGCACCATCATGGAGCAGGAGTTCTGGGCACCGGCCATGAAGCAAAGGTTTGGAGCCTCACTAATCTATAGCGGTCGCTCGCAGATCAGGCTGACGAACGGTTACATTTCGGCCACGCCCGATGCTCTGATCGTTAACCAGCCGCGAGACCTGCTGGCACATCTCGGTGTCCCGGACATTGGTGAGGGTGGTTGCATCCTGGCCGAGGGTAAAACCATCGACCCTCGAACCACCCTGACCGAGGCCAAGGCGGAAAACTACATGCAGACCGTCGTGCAGATGGGCCTGGTGCGGGAGAAGACCGAGTTCCAGGTGAACTACGATTTGCTCACCTACACCAACGCCTCGTTCTGGAGTGAGACAACGGAATTTGCCGTGGCGTTCGACCAGAAGATTTATGATGCCGCCAAAGACCGGGCTCGCATCATTATGACGGCAGATAACGGCCATGAGCTTAAACCGGAAGGTTGGATTGCCGGTGGCCGCGAATGCAAGTTCTGTCCGTTTGCCGAGGCTTGCGGATTGGAGCGTCGGCAATTGCCTTCGGGGAATGGCAAGGCCAATGCACAATTCGTTGCCGAGATTGCCGACTACGCCAAGGCCGTCAATGTACTGAAGAGCAAAATTGACAGCCTTGGCATCGACATGAAGGATTTACAGAACACCATCAAGACGCGGTTAAGGGAGAAAGGCATTCGACGTATCGACGGTCTGGTCAACTGGTTTACGGTAGCCGGTCGCAAGATCTACGAGATGGACCAATTGATCCCCAAGCTGGAAGAACTGGGAATTG